GCGTTCGAAGTCGAAGGAGCCCAGCTGTTGCTGCGTTTGTTCGATCAGGTCGGCGGCTCCCGGCAGCAGATTCACGAGCACGATGCGGCGCCACTCGGGGGTCACGTAAGCGAGGCTGTAGCGAGTCTTCATTGCAGCTCCTTCACTTCGCCAGCACTGCTTGCTTCACGCGCCACGCCGAGTCCACGATGACGGCAGCCCGGCGGGCGTCAGAGTTCCGATGGAATTCGTCGAGCGGGAGCAGCCGCGCGAGTTCGTTGATGATTTCCGCCAGCCTGTCGCGTTGGCGAGTAGCGCGTTCGAGTTCCGTTTCGGTGTGCGGCTCAACGACGATCACTTCGTGGCGCTGGGCTTCGAGGGCTTGTCTGAGGATGGTCATGATTTCAATCCTTTGAGCGTTGGGGCGTGTTCAGAGCGCGCATTTGCAAAGAACGCAAACGAGCAGAAAGGCGAGAAAGACGAAGGCGGCGAAGAGTTCAGCAGAGTTCACGATTCAGTCCTTTACGTTGGTGACTACTAACTTGATCAACCCACAACCCAGACTTTACAGGATCGTGCAAACCGTGACAGAGGGAAAACCCTTAGTTCTCTCAATTACCGAATCCTGGAGTGTCCGGAAATCGGACAGTTGTGCCCAAGTTCAGTGCGCTTGTGTCCGAAAATCGGACAGTCTTTCGGACATCTGTCCCGCGAATGTCGTCTGTTCGACAAAACGGCGACTTTGGTATTCTGTTTCTCGTGGGCGAAATTTCGCGTTCGTCCTCTCGGCCGATAGACTGAAGCGTCACATTGACGCAACGAGCCACTGAAAGGGCCCACCATGCAGAGTTACAACAACCTTCCGCACCGCGCGCCAGCCGTGACGCCGGGCATCAACACCAAGGTCAGCGCGCCCGAGGGCAAGAAGGGCGCCGGCATGGCGACCGAAGCGAACAGCCCGGTCAAGTCGGGCGGCGCCACGGGCTCGATCAAGGGCTTCCAGGGCGGCCTGATCAACCCGAAGGTCTGAGCGGTGGTCCGCATCAGGGGCGCGTGGGCGTCGTACAGCATCTGGCGTAGCTTCGGCTTGCCATGGTGGGACGCGGCGTATCATGCAGCGCGCTTCCTGTTCACGGGCAAGACCGGCCGCGTGAAGCTCTGAGCCATGCCCAACATCGTGCCGCTGATCGAAGTGGGCCCGCTCCGAGTGAGTGGGCCTGCGCGTTTGGCGCACATGCGCTGGAGCGTCATTGCGGTCGATTCGGTGACCGAGGAAACGGTAGAGCGCGAGTTCACGACCAAGCGTGAGGCGCAGGCCTTCATCGACGCATTCGTGCGAGAGGTTCTGCCGCCCACGCCTGACCCGATGATGGAAGTCGCGCCGCAGCGCTACCACGGGCAGGCAGTCCCCGCGACGGCCCTGGCCGAGTCGGGCGTGCAGATCAATCGGCGCAGCATCCGCACGGACAATCGAGACGGTCCCAAAGACCCGGCCAAGGCGCGGCTCAACGTGCGCAAGGTCGCCGAAGTGCTGACAGAGCACGGGCTCGACCCGTTCGCCGAGCTGGCGGTCATCCTGCAGAAACAGCAGCCGGTGCGAATCGACGGCGACGATGTGATCGACCCGCGCACCGGCGAGAAAAAGATGGAGCACGTTCTAGGCGACCGCGAGCGCGCCCACTTGCTGATCGAGCTGGGCCAGTACGTGGCGCCGAAGCTGAAGGCTGTCGAGATGAAGGTTGAAGACAACCGCGAGCTGAAGGGCGAGGAGCTGGACGCCAAGATCGATGCGCTGCTGGCGAAGCAGCAAGCACGGGGCGCCGAATGAGCGACCTGCTGCAGCAAGCACCGCTCGCGCCGCTGGTCATCCCGGCCCACCTGACCGATGAGGAAAAGGTCGAGCTGTACAAGCTGCTGCAGCTGCGCGAGCGGCGTCGCAAAGAGAACCTCCTCGCCACGTACAAGCCGTACCGCAAGCAGCTGGAGTTCCACGCCGCTGGGGCGGTGTACCGCGAGCGCCTGTTCAGCGCGGGCAACCAGCTTGGCAAGACCATGGCCGGCGCGGCTGAGGTCACGTTCCACCTGACCGGGCGCTACCCGGACTGGTGGAACGGTCGCAGGATCAGCGGCGCGAACCGCTGGCTGGCGGGCTCGGAGTCCGCGGAGCTGACGCGCAAGGGCGTGCAGCGCCTGCTGTTCGGGCCGCCTGAAGTCGAGTCCGACTGGGGCACGGGGATGATCCCCAAGGATTGCATCGTGGACATCAGCCGGCGGCAAGGCGTCGCCGATGCCATCGCGAGCGCAGTGATCCGCCACACGTCGGGCGACGTGTCCACCATCCAGCTGCAGAGTTACGACCAGGGGCGCTCGAAGTGGCAGGCCGACACGGTCGAGGGCGTCTGGTTCGATGAGGAGCCGGTGCTCGACCTGTACAGCGAGGGCGTGACCCGCACGAACGTGACGCAGGGCCCGGTGATCGTGACGTTCACGCCGCTGCTGGGCATGTCGGACGTAGTCAAGCGCTTCATGATCGACAAGCAAGTCGGGTCGAAAGTCATTCAGATGACGATTGACGACGCGGAGCACTACACCCCGGAGCAGCGCGCGGCCATCGTGGCAGCGTACCCGGAGCATGAGCGCGAGGCGCGGGCCAACGGCACGCCGATGATGGGTTCGGGCCGCGTGTTCACGATCGCCGAATCAGGGATCAAGGTCGACCCGTTCGCGCTGCCGGCCCACTGGCCCCGCATCGTGGGCGTCGACTTCGGCATCGACCACCCGGCAGCGATGATCTGGATGGCGTGGGACCGCGACACCGACACGCTGTACGTCTATGACATCTGGCGCGACCGCAATCACACGCCGGCCATGCAGGCACTGATCTACCGGCCCCGCGGTGACTGGATTCCCGCAGCGTGGCCCCACGACGGGCTGCAGCGCGACAAGGGGTCCGGCGAGCAGCTGGCCAAGCAGTATCTGCAGGCCGGCGTCGCGATGCTGCCGCAGCGCGCCACCTTCGAGGACGGCACAAACGGCGTCGAGGCCGGCGTGACGGAAATGCTCGAAAGAATGCAATCCCGGCGTCTGCGGGTATTCTCGACTTGCGGGGAGTGGTTCGAAGAGTTCCGCATGTACCACCGCAAGGACGGGCTGATCGTCAAGCTGATGGACGACCTGCTCAGCGCCACACGGTACGCCGTGATGATGCGTCGCTTCGCGAAGACGCAGGCCGAAGCGCAGGGCAACCCGTTCGGCGCGCTCTTCACCATGGGCCAAGGGCGCGGCGCACCGCTCGATGCGGTCGCGGGCTACTGACCCTGCCAACACCAGGACACCGGAACATGACAACGCCAAATCTCCCGCTTGTGCCTCTCTCCCCGCAGATTCTGCGGGAGCTGATCCAGCGCATGAACGCCGCAACGGGCCCGCTCGCATCGGAGCCATTGCCGGCGAATTTCCCGGATATCCACTGGTGCGCATCTGACGCGCCCGGGAAGGACTGAGCCAATGAACAGGCAAACCGAATTCACCTACAAACTCGCAGCTTCAATTGCTGCGCGCACCGGCTGGCCGATCGACAGAGTCAAGCACGCAGGCGTGGGCCTCGGTTTGAGCCTTGTCGCTGCGCCCTTTGGCAGCGCGCAACTGGCTGGTGCTCTGGTGCTCCTCGCAGCGATCCTCCATGACCTGAAGAACCGCATCGGCCCGTTCGACCTCAAAGGCATCACAGCCACCCTCATCGGCGGTTTGCCGGTCACGCTCCTTCTAGCTCACTTCGGGGGTTGATCGTGCAAGCGATGCGTATCGGCAAACAATATGAGGCCGCGGGGAACTTCCCGGCCGACATGACCGGCGAGCCGGAAGACAAGCAATCCAAGGTGCAGCGGCACGAGCGGCTGCAGCTGTTCGGCGCGTCGCTGGCGAAGCAGCGCGACGAGTGGGTCAGTGCACGCCGGGCGTCGGGCTGGGACAAGCGAATCCAGGAAGACCTGGACCAGTACCACGCCAAGGACAACGCGGCCAGCGCCGCAGCGAACATGATGAACAGCGTCGAGCAGGGCTACCCTGTGACGCAGAACCATGCGAAGGCCACGCGCTCGACGGTGTACATCGGCCTGACGCGTCAGAAGTCCAACGCCGCGGAGGCGCGGCTGTCTGACATCCTGCTGCCGACGGACGAGAACAACTGGGCCATCGGCCCGACGCCGAAGCCCGAGCTGGCGAAGATGCTGCAGGACCACGACGATGCGGTCGACCCCGACACGGGCGGCCCGCTGATGCTGGACGCCTATGACCCGGCGGTCGAGGCGGTCGTGCCCACGCGCGTGAAGAAGTCCGACATCGCCCTGGCCGTGCAGACGCAGGCGCGCGAGGCCGCCGCCGCGATGGAAGAAGAGGTCAAGGACCAGCTGGTCGAGTGCGACTACAACGCCGAAGTCCGCAAGATCATCCACGACGCCGCGACCATGGGCGTCGGCGTCATCAAGGGCCCAATCGTGTTCAACCAGACGCGCCGCTCCTGGGAGCGGGTGCGCGACCCGGAGACTGGCGAGACGGTCTACGTGCAGCGCGTCGTCGAAGAAACGCGCCCGGCGAGCCATCACGTCGATCCCCGCTTCGTGTGGGAAGACCCGTCCTGCGGTGACGACATCCAGAACGGCGCCGGCATCTACGAGCTAGAGCAACTGACGAGGAAGAAGGTCCGGGCGCTGGCCGACCAGCCGGGCTACATGCGCGAGCAGCTGGCCCAGGTGCTCGAAGAGGGTCCGCAGAAGGGCATCGCCCTGGTCGAGATCACGCCGGAATCGAAGCGTGACCAGCTGCAGAAGAACACGTTCGACGTGTGGTACTACGTCGGCGAGATCAACCCGCAAGACGCGGCCGACGCCGGCATGGACATCGACCCGGACGACCAGCTGGATTCGATCGACGCCTGCGTGGTGATGATCAACAACACCGTCGTGAAGGTCTACCCGAATCCGGACGAGTCGGGCGCGCTGCCTTACGACTTCTACCCGTGGGAGAAGGTCAACGACAGCCCGCGGGGCTACGGCGTGCCGTGGCTCATGCGCTCGCCGCAGCGCGTGATCAACGCCGCGTGGCGGATGATGATGGACAACGCCGCGGTGTGCGCGGGCCCGCAGATCATCGTGCGCAAGGGCAAGATCGAGCCGGAGGATCAGACCTGGAATCTGTACGCGCGCAAGGTGTGGCTCGCGAACGTGGCGGACGGCGACTCGGTGGCCGACGTGTTCACGCAGGTCGAGTTCAACATGCACCAATCGGAGCTGCAGAACATCATCAACATGGGCGTGCAGCTCGCCGATGCCGAGACCAGCACGCCGATGATCACGCAGGGCGAGCAGGGCGCCGCGCCGGAGACGGTGGGCGGCATGCAGATGCTGCTGAACAGCGCGAACGTCGTGTTGCGCCGCCTCGTGAAGCAGTTCGACGACTACGTCACCAAACCGCACATTCGCCGGTACTACGACTACAACATGGCCTACGGCGAGGACGACGCCATCAAAGGCGACTTCAGCGTCGATGCCCGCGGGTCGAGCGCGCTGCTGGTCCGCGACATCCAGAACCAAGCGTTCACGAACCTCCTGGCCGCCGGCGCGAACCCGGTGTACAGCGCGTTCATCGACCAGAAGAAGCTGTTCATGAAGGCGCTGCAGGCGCAACACGTCCAGCCGCAAGACATCATGAAGACGGACGCCGAGATGAAGGCGGACGCCGAGCAGCAGGCCCAGAACCCGCCGACAGACCCGCGCGTTCAAGCCGCGACGATCACGTCGCAGGCCAAGGCGCAGGAATCGCAGGCGCGCTCGGCCAGCTTCGAGAGCGAGATCGCGCTACGCCGCGACATCTCGCTGCAGAACCACGCCGCGGCCATCGAGAAGCTGCAGCTGGAGCGCGACTTGGCGCTGCTGAAGTACGCCACGGAAGAAAAGATCACGCTGCAGCAGGCCAAGAAAGACCTCGCCATCGCCGCGATGAACAACCGCACGAAGGCCGAGATGGCGGCGACCGAGATCGATCTGTCGCGCGACACCGGCCGCGGCATCTAGAGGGAGCAGTACGTGGGCCAGAACGTCAAGATCGGAAGCATCGAGTTCCCCGCGGAGATTCTGCCGCGCGCTTTCGAGTGGGCGGTGGGCTTTGGCCTGCTGAACCAAGCGGGCTACTCTCGCGTCACCGCGCTGGGCAACAATCCGAGCGTCGACACCGGCACTGTCCCTGAAGACATTTGGACCGGCGGCGGCGTGTATCCCTGGATGACCGCCGCGACAGCCCTAGAAGTCGTATCGGACAACGTCAATGACACCGCGGCTGGCACTGGCGCGCGCACAGTATCGCTCTCCGGACTCAACATCAGCTACGTGCCCGTGGTGCAAACACTCACGCTGAACGGCACCACGCCGGTCGCGGTTCCCACGGACCTGCTCCGCATCAACAGCATGGTGATCATGTCCGCGGGCACCGGCAAGGTGAACGCGGGGGCGCTCCACGTTCGAGACGCGGGCGGCGGCACCGTGCGCGCCATCATCCAGGCGGGCTACGGGATCACGCGGCAGTCGATCTTCACAGTTCCGGCGGGTTTCACGTTGCAGATCAACAGTTCGGTCTTCTGCATCAACAGGCCATCGTCGCAGCGCGACTGCGCCATCTCCACCTTCTTCCAGTCTCCGAACGGCTTCTACCGCATGCCGTTGGAAATTTCGGTCGACGGGAATCCGTACCGGCACGACGGTGTGCCGGGCATCGTGGTCCCGGAGAAAAATGATTTCTGTTTCCGGGCTACTTCCGTCAGCGCGAACGGCACGGACATCACCGCCGGGTTCCTCGGCATCATGAAGAACAACAGCTTCGGCTGACCAGGGGCGCGACATGAAGGCAAGCAAGATCGCAGGCGCAGTCGTCGTCGACGCGCCACGCACCGGGCGACGGATCGCGGCCGGTCGAACGAACCAGCCCCTGGGCGGCGCTGGCGGGGGCTACGGCGGCGCGTCAGGCGTAGCCGGCAGCCCCGGCGTCGATGGCGCAGGCGGCGGCGGCGCGGGCGCCAGCGGCACGCCGGTAGCCGGCGGCCCGGGCGGCCCGGGACGCGAGTTTGGCGCGGAGCGCGGGGCCGGCGGCGGGGGCGGCGGTTCCGCGGGGAACGACTCGGCATCCTGCCCGGCTGCCGGAGCCGGTGCGCTCTACGGCGGCGGCGGCGGCGGGGGCGGCGCCAGCAACACCAACAACAACCACGGGGCCGGCGGGGCGGGGATCATCGTCATCACCTACACGCCAGTGGGCGGCGTGGCGACGACCTTCTTCATCACCGCGGGAACTTCGTTCGTCGCGCCCCCAGACTGGCCGGGGGTTTGCGATGTCGAATGCATCGGCGGGGGCGGCGCGGGCGGGGACTCAGCTTCGGCGGTCACGCAAGGCTGTGGCGGCGGTGGCGCCGGGTACTCGAAAGCGGTGAACGTGACGGCAGCCAACGGCGCGACGATGCAAATCGGCGTCGGAGGCGCGACAGACGGCGCCAGCGGCACAGACACATGGTTCAACGGCGCGAGCCTCGCGGCGTCGAGCTGCGGCGCCAAAGGCGGCGCTGGCGCCACCGCCAGTGCGGGCGGCCCGGGCGGCGCCGCGGCCAGCGGAGTCGGAGACACGAAGTACAGCGGCGGCGACGGCGCGACCCCAGCTGCGGGGTCGAATAGCGGCGGCGCCGGCGGCGGCGGGGCGGCCGGGCGCGGCGGCCCAGGGGCCCCCGGTGGTGCCCCCCTAGCCGGCTCGGGCCAGGGCGCGGGTGGCGGCGGCGCGGCGGCCGGCGGTTCGGCCGGGGCGCCCAACACAGGCTCCACCGGCGGCAACGGCGGCGACAACAAGGGCGGCGCGGCCGGCGACGTGATCGGCGCCCTGGTCTGCATTGTCTCGACGGCGGCGACCTCCGCCGTGTCGATCAAGGACGGCGCCGATGCTGCGATTCAGGTGCTGCCAAATGCCGTTGCTGGCGGCGTCGGCACCTATGCGCTGAAGCTCAACGTCAAGAGTCGCGCGGGCGCGTGGCAAGTCACCACTGGCGCCGGCGTTGCCGTCTTGGCCAGTGGGCAATTCACCAACTAGAACCAGAGGACACACCATGAACAACGTCACGATCGCAGGAACCGAGTTCCAAGTCGCCGTCGATGCACCCGGCGAATACGAACTGGTCGCGGCCAGCCAGACGAATCAAGCGCTGGGCAATGGCGCCGGCGGCGCGAAAGGCGACGTGATCGACACCCTGGTCTGCGTCGTCTCGACTGCGGCTACGTCTGCCGTGTCGATCAAGGACGGCGCCGACACCGCGATCCAGGTGCTGCCGAACGCCGTTGGCGGCGGCATCGGCACCTACGTGCTGAAGCTCAACGTCAAGAGCCGCACGGGCGCATGGCAAGTCACTACCGGCGCCGGCGTAGCCGTCCTGGCCCTCGGCCAATTCACCGACTGATCGAAAGGAAGACTCCGTGAAAAGCATCGACGAGTGGTTCAGTATCCTGTACGCCCTCGGTGTACGAGAGAGGACGGCCCGCGCGCACGCGCCGGCCTTCTCCGAGCTGCTGACGGCGAACCGCTTCAGCCTCGGCTGGGACGAGATCGATGACTTCGTCGCGCAGGTCGTTCACGAGACCGGGAAGCTGGAGTGCTTGGTCGAGAACCTGAACTATCGAGCGGACCGTCTGCAAGTCGTGTGGCCGCGGCGCTTCCTTAATCCGGAGTACGCCGCGCAGTTTGCCGGCCAACCAGCCAAGCTGGGCGAGAAGGTCTACGGCGGGCGCCTGGGCAACGATCAGCCGGGCGACGGCTTCAAGTACCGCGGGCGCGGCTACCTGATGATCACCGGCAAGGACAACTACGAACACGTGCAGTCACAAATTGGCCAACCGCTCGTCGACAAGCCAGAATTGCTGGAGACCCCGCGGGTCGCGCTGCTCGCCGCCATCGCATGGTGGGAGGGCAACGTCCCCGACGCGGCCATCGGAAACGTTGGGCTCGTCTCGCGCCGGGTGAACGGCGGCTCGGTCGGGCTGGAAGAACGCCAGAAGCTGGCCGCCCTGGCCGACGAACTGATCTGAGCCCCATTGTTGGGAGGTCTTCATGAAAACTACGCTGCCCTCAGGAGTACACATGGCCGCAGAACCCATTTCCGGCGCCGCTGCCGGGATCATCGGATGGAAAGCGCTCGGGTTCGGCGCTCTCG